TGGATGGATAAAGTTATTGAACGTTCCTTGAATATCCAAATGAAATTCAGGTTCATTGCCTTCAATCGAGGGGTTCAGCCAGAGGTTGTTATTTGGCGCCCCCGGCCCCGTGGCGTCAAAGTCACGAAGCTGTATCTGCATGACGCCTGAAACCTCAGTCCCTTCTGAGCTGCTGTAACCATACCGCCCGCCGATGTAGGTGTTCTGGTTCGACCACCCGCCTGCATCGCCCGGCTTGCATTGCAGGTTAATCTTGTTGCCGAACAGCACACCAATGTTGTAGGTGTTATAGACGTTCCCAACACCGTAGCCGCCTGTTTTTAGACCAACACCGAAGTTGTAAATGCTCGGAACAGTAATCCGCGACTGATAGACGTTAGCGCAATAAACACCGATGCTGTTTTCAAAACCAACCCATCCAGAGCCGATCTTTGCTGTGTTGATGACGAGGGGAAGTTTTAAGTCTGCATCAAATAGGTATTGTCCTGCGGTTGCAGGTCCGACTTGGACGGCAGGGCTGAATAATGCTGCGTTTGCATTGATGGTCATTGCTGACATATCCCCGCTGCACTTAATCACCAAAGTAGATGTAGTTTTATAAGTGCCAGGTACACCCTGAATGTGCGCGCCGCTTGTTTCGCAGTAGTCCAACGCAGCCTGAATCGCAGCCGTGTCATCCGCAACCCCATTACCCACAGCGCCAAAGTCCTTAACGCTGATAGTTTCGCGTAAACGGCTTTCTACAGAGCGTTCTGTTGCTCCAACCCCTGCTTGGTTGAATATGACACTATCAGCATTAAAACCTGTAGTAAAAGGATCAACATCATGAATAGAACCATCCCCGTACGTAATTTTACGACGATAGACAATACTCGGGTCGAGAAATATTTCAGGAAATAGTTGACCAGACGACAGAGTTACTGGGTTAGCCGCAGGAATTGTTAGTCCTGGGTCAGAATAAATATTAGCAAGAGTCGTAGTACCTGTAAGGTAAAACGCAATAATTGCAGAAGTAGGCCGAGCCAGTGCGTCAAGAGTACGCGGTTGGTCAAGAAGAGTAAGAATGCCTGTCATTAATATTTATCCTTTAAGGTTCTACATAGCCAGGAGGACGAACACCGTTGCCTCCTTGTGTACCAGCTGCGGGAATTGTTACAGCCCCTACTGAGTGTGTGTTTCCGCCTTGTACAGGAGGAGCTGCAGGATCGACGGTGTACAAATAAGTTACTGACCCACCAGCTCTTGCAGGGTCGTTGTAGTAAACTCGTACGACGGAAGCTGCGGCAGCCCCTGTAGCAAGTATCGCCCCTGCGACGGCAACTGGAGGATTCAATACAGAGTCACCATATATCCTGTCGTGAGCAGCAATTGTGACGTTACCTAAGTTATCTGCCGAGATAAGAGGCGCTACAAAGTTATCAGGAAAAGAAGTCACGATGCTTTGTTCAGATGTCACACTGGCAGCAGCAGCGTTTGCAGTAGCAGCAGCAGCATCGGCAGCAGCAATAGCTGTGTCTAAGTCTGCCAAAGCATCTTCAATAAGAGGGATAGCAAGGATAGCGTTAAGAGTCTTTTCGATCTCTGTCATAGCACTATCCCAGTATCGCTCTACAAGCTTAGGCTGGTCTTGCCAGTTAGTCGGAAGTCTTGCAAGTTTAATCGCCATAGTTATACATCATTCATTGTTGCGTAATCAAGACGGAAACTAACAGGTGCAGAGAAACGAACTTCAAATTCACGGCCTGGTCTGTTCATGTTGCCAAGAGACCGGAAGGTGATGTCTTTGTCGTACTGTCCCTTTAGACCGAAAGACTGCTGCCGGTATGTAGACCAAGTAAAACCTCCGTCATCAGACCACCGTAATTCTACAGGGTATTGAGTAGTATAAGACGGAGACCAACCAGAGTTAACACGAAGATTGACGTTGTAACAAGGCTCTTGATTGCCCTCTAAGTTTACAAATCCAGAGACTTCTCTTAGAATACTAATACCGTCGTCTGAGTCGCCATCTCCAAGAACCCAGATGATGCCTGTGAGAGAATCTCCCGCGTAAACTTTATCTTGATATTGAATACCAAGATGAGCCCGCCAATTCGCCATCTCGTACGAGTCCCAAACAGCCCAAGTCTTTTTAGTAAGGTCGAAGGCTAGTGTTACTTCGTCTGTAGTGATAATGTAGAAATCGTTCTTTGCTGCTCTAAAAGACCAAGCACGGAAGTTAGTAGCCGTACGTAGTTTCTCTTCAACAGCAATGTTGCTTATCTTGGTAGGAGTACCTTGTCCGAGAACAACTTCTCTTTTGTCTGTTACCCAGATCAAACAAGGGTAGCTTTGGAAATAAGTTGTTACTACACTGAGATCGTCAACACATCCGTTAAGGAATGACCGTCCGTTGATACGTGTATAGGGGGCGTCTAGATCGCCAGTAGGTTGCCAAACTTCCACACTGTCAGTACCAATAAACCAAATCTCATCAGAGATAATACCGATAGAGATAATAGGATCAGGGAACCGTTCAGCCGATGCAAAGTTTAACGGATCAGGTGTTGCTTCTCCTGGGTTCAACCAATAGAAACGGTAACTGTCTTTGACAGAGATAATAAAAACACTGTCTATACAATTGATAGCTCCTGGTAATTGCCCGTCTGGCAACAGTATCTCTGTTATTGTAACGCCGTCCGTACTGAATAGACGATTGTCTCTGAGGATTAAGACTTGGTCGATACTGCCCGAAAAGGTTGCAATACCTGTTCCAGGAAGAGAGCCGATAGCAATTGCCACCCCTTCTTCTGACACAGAGAACAGAGTAGAGCCAGTAATAGCCAGCCATTTGTTTTCAAGTGACCCCGCCTGTCTCCAAATACCTTGAATAGGGTTAGTGCTTACTGTAGAGAACAGGCTAAGGGTTGGACGAGTTACGCGAGAGATTTTATCAGGGGAGTAAGGGTTGTCAATAAGATACATATTCCTCAAACGAATGCGAGAAATATTCTCAGAGGGCATTTCCCAATCGTTTACGCCTAAAGGAATTTGCATTTTATATCCTACCAAACTATTCCACTGTTAAAGAAATCATCAGACCTAGTCGTGTCGTCTACGTAGTACCGAGTGCCAGGACTCTTGCTCATACGCAGGAGGCCGGACTCAGAGTTGGTCTGGATTGCGTTAGCGTACCTAGCACGGAACTGAGTGCGACTGCGGTCAAGGACAGATGCAGACTGCTCATCAATCGTACGCCCGTAGGCAGGATTAATACGAATAGCAAGCATCGTGATGAACATGTCATCGAACTCTTCGGGGAACGGAAACGTATCCGCAATCCCTAGGTTTGTCGTACGTAGCCAAGCAGCTTTGTCTTGGCGGTAGAACCACTCATAGTTGATTGAGTTAGTATTCAGGACCAGAGTTGGAGTTGTTTCAACCAGACGTCCGTTACCAGCAAGAGTAAGGTTGTACGTAGAGAGATTACCTGCTACATCGATAACACCCATACGACTTCCGTCAGAGGGGTGAGGGTCGAGATAGATTGTAATTGCGTTCTCTAGGTTCAGCATCAACCGTTTGTTGGTTGGTACGTACCAGTCAGCAGCTATGTACTCTTCATCAAAAGGATATCCCTGTGGGCGGGAGATGTTTTTCTTACCCACAGGAAATTCTTCTAGTTGTTCCCCAGCCTCGTTACCGAATACTGAACGAACAATGCGATTGAGATACCTCAGTGCTTCGTCTTGCGACTCAAGTGTAGGAGAATCCCCTACTGCAATAAGGTTGCTTTGTCGAAAAGCATCGGTAATAATCTGTTGAACAAGTGTCATTTTAACTCCAATCTCCTACTGTGTTCTCGCCTACCTCGCCAATCTTCTCAATGATGAAGTTGCTGCCAGCTTTACAAACAGCCGCAGCGGCGGTGACAAGTGTTATTGAAGGTATGATCGTTCCAGCAGTATCAATGCGGAAAACACCTTGTAATCTTACTCGCATACCTGTGCCGGTGCCTGCCAAGACGACGTTTACGCTGGATTGCTGAGTCACCGAACCTATGCCACTAATCGCTAAAACCGCGTTCGGCTGCGTATTGTTATCCAGACCATAGCTGTCATAAGCAAAGTCACTGCACACCGCTGTGCCACCTCCGATTGGGTCAAAAGCCGCGTTACCCGAAGTCGCTGACATAGTCGTCAGATAGAACCAGCAAGCGAAGCGGTAGAACCCAGTAGGCAGCGACAAGGCTCCATTAGTCGTTTGGTTGAATAACTTCTGTTCTGTCGTCACGCTGGATAAAGTATAGTCTGCGTTCTGATAGAGATAGTTCACCAACGGCACTGATACAGCGTTTGCGCCGGAGTTAGTAGCAGACCTTATAACCCCATCATCATCCACCGTCGCGGCGGAGTTCTGTATGATCTTCCCTGT